CGAGATCTCTGGATTCGCTACAGAGGTTGGAACTGGAAATGATCAGGGTAAGACGGCAGATAATATCTACAAGGCCTTCCGAGCATCAGTTGATTCCCGATTCCCAGACCTGGGGAAGGTAGCTCTCCTATCCTTCCCACGTTTTCCTGGGGACTTTATTTCTGCCAAGTATGATGCTGCAATCGCAGACAAAGAGGTAATCACTAAGACTCATAAGTTTATTATGAATCCAGACTTGCCAGAAGATCTGGATGGCAACTCTTTAACTATTGAGTGGGATGAAGACACAATCATAAGCTATAAGTATCCTGGGGTATTTGCATTAAAGAGACCAACCTGGGTAGTAAACCCTACAAGGAAAGTGGATGACTTTAAGCTAGCATTCTTTACTGACATGGGAGATGCTATGCAGCGCTTTGCCTGCATCCCAACCTTCTCGTCTGACAGGTTCTTTAAGCAGACAGAAAAGGTAAAGTCTGCCATGACAATTAGAAATCCATTAGATTCTGTAAGAAGATTTGATGAGTCATTTAAGCCAGATCCAGATAAGGTTTACTACGTTCATGCTGACCTTGCACAGAAGCATGACAAGTGTGCCGTTGCTATTGCACACGTAGACAAGTGGGTAAACATCCAGGTACTAAAGGATTACCAGCAGATTGCTCCAGTAGTAGTTGTAGACGCTGTAGCCTGGTGGGAGCCAAGAACAGAGGGTCCCGTCAACCTCTCAGAGGTTAAGCAGTGGATTCAAAACCTTAGAAGGCAAGGCTTTAATATCGGAATGGTCTCATTTGACCGATGGCAATCATTTGATATTCAGAATGAGCTGAAGGCTGTGGGCATTAGAACAGAGACAGTATCAGTTGCAAAGAAGCATTATGAAGACATGGCCATGCTTGTATATGAGGATAGGCTCGCCATGCCTATGATTGACCTGCTATTTGAAGAGCTAACAGAGCTTAAAATTATGAACAACAACAAGGTTGACCACCCACGTAAAAAGTCTAAGGACCTAGCGGATGCCGTTTGTGGTGCAGTATTTGGAGCTATCTCGCACACATCCAGAGATATTAACCTTGAGGTTGAGATTCATACATTTAAGGATAGGCCCAAGGATTCCCTTGACAAGGATTCCCAGGGTGTGGTAAAATATAAGCCTATGCCAAACGATGTAAAAGAATACTTGGCTAGATTCGATCTAATCTAGATCCAAATTAAGGAGAAAACAATGAAGCTTAATAAGCTTGCTATTGGCCTGGTCGCAGCACTGACCTTGGGCCTAACTGGTGTTGCAGCATCTGCTAACACCCAGACACTAACCGTTGCTACCGTATCAGCAACTGGTGGTACAACCTCTGCTACTGCAATTGCATTGCCAGTTCCAGCAGACACTGTATCATCTTCAAACGCATTGAGCATTTCTGTTTCGGGAGTTGCCACTGGCACCACCGTTTCTGCAACTGCCACAAATGCACTGCTACTGTCAACTCTGACTGGTGCAACTGCAGCTTCTGGTTCAGCAACCCTGACCGTAAATGCAAGCACTAGCGGAAGCGTAGAGCTATTCGTATTCACGAAGACCACAGCTGTTGGCTCTGTAGTTGTTACTGTTGGTAACACTCAGACCACCTACTATGTGAAGGGAACTGCAGGTGACATTGCTAAGGTTGCACTTGCTGCATCAGCAAATGGTCTAGCTGGCACTACCCAGTCTGTAGTTGTATCCGCATTTGACAAGTACAACAACGCAAAGACTGGCGGTACCGTTAATCTAGTGATCAACACTAATGGTGTTATCACTACTGCAACAGCTACAACTACCGCCTCTGGCACTGTAAGCCACGTAGTTACATTGCCAACCACTGGCTCTGTAACTGTAACTGCATTTGCTGCCAGCTCTTCTGCTGTAGTAACTATTACAGTTAATCAGCCACGCAACATTGAGGCTGAGCTTGGAGCTGCATTGGCTGCAGTAGCAACTCTAACTGCAGATCTAGCAACCGCAAACACTGCTAAGGCAGATTTGGAGAAGGTTGTTCGTAAGCTAAAGTGGCAGTACAACGTACTTGTAAAGAAGTACAATGTTGGAAAGGCAAAGTCCGAGAAGCTTGCTTTTATCAAGTAAGAAGTGATAAAATAGTAGAGGGGAAGGGCAAAAGCTCTTCCCCTTTATTGTCACCTAATTTATAAAAAGGAGTTAGAATAGATGTCCATACAGATTGTATACTTTTCTAACTATTCTGGAAACACAAAGAGATTGGTAGAAAGACTAAATGGAACTGCTATTCGTATTCCTATTAATGGTGACTCTTCTGAGCCTACCGTTGTTACTAACGATTATATCCTTGTTGTTCCTACCTATGGTGGGGGAAACGAGAGATCGGCAATCCCGAAACAAGTTCGACAATTCCTAAATGTTGAACAAAACCGTAGCCTATTGCGTGGAGTAATAGGAACTGGTAATACAAATTTTGGAGATAACTTCTGCAAAGCAGCAGAGATTATTTCACGTAAAACAGGTGTACCCATTATTGCCAGGGTAGAGATATTCGGCACTGATGAGGATGTTAATAAAATAAAAGAGAGGTTGGAAATACTGTATGGATAACTACAGCTACCATGAGCTAAAC